TTATACTCTGTAGGTATATTTAGATTTAAAGTAATATCTCCTGCTCCAACTCCTCCAGGATCTAATCCTATTTGAGCGTTACTAGATTGTACTTCGTATGTTGTATCTGTTCTATTATCTTTAAATTGAGTCCAGTTAATCTGAAAAGCTCCGCTATAATTCTGATAGTTAGTTCCTTGTCTATCTAGTATTTTAAACTTCATATGTAATACAGCATCATATAAATTGATATCTTCTGATGCTTGAATAGTATATCTATCAACTGAGAAGTCAGTATTTGAAGGGTACGAAGATGAACCAGCAGCTTCTGCTCCTCCGTTCCACCAAAGGAACTGCTCATATAGTTTAGATTGACTGTAGTCCATATCCTGGTTAAATTTATATCCATCCCAGTGAATTCTTGCTGATTGTTCGTTTGTTAGCTTATTTAAAGGGTCTAATGTATGGCTAACATATTCAATTAGCTTATTGTTCCATTGAACATCAAACTGTAAAAATGTACCAGTTACTGATTGATCAGCAGCAGGAAATATTTCAAATTTAAGTTCAATTTCTTCACCGACATTTGCGTCAGCTCCGGAGTTCATACCAACTTTAAAGTCCTGTGCAAAGGAAATCATTGGTATTGTTAATAATAAAAATAATAGTTTTTTCATCATAATTTTAGTTTACGTATTAAATCTTCACAGAGTTTTTTTATTGCTGTCGAGACGTTAGCCTGTGAAAACTTACCTCCCTTATCAATTATTAATGTAGCTGTAGAAATAGATTTCGCTGTTCCTTTAGCCACTGCTTTTTTCTTCTTTTTACCGTCTATATAATATACGCCTCTGGCGATTATCTGATAGACATCGATATTTTTTCCGTAGGCTCCTAATTGTAAGCTGCTCTGCTGAACATCAAAGTATAGTAGCTCTACTTCCAGTAAATTATTTGAGTTTGGGTTTAGGTCATACCCGTAGTCTTGGATGACTTCTTCTAGTACATTCTTGACACCAAATGCCAAGTCTCTGTTACCAGATAGGTTACCTAATTGGATATTATTACGTACATCACCTATTTTTATCTCTTGTCCAAAGATGGAGAAACTGAATAGGAGACCTAATAAAAATAATAGTAGTCTCATATAATTACTGCTTTGCGACTGCAACAATTATAAAACGATTAACGCTAGAAAATTTGTGTAGAACGGTTACTATAACGATGAAATGGATACGTCGACTTATTAGTCACCTTAATCGAGTATTCTGCACTTCTAATAATAAATATACAACTTTGACTAAAAGCTATATAAAAGTGGTGAGAAAAGAACAAAAAAAAAGGACCCTTATTTGGGCCCTTCTGTATCATAGATCTCTTCTTGTAATCCTGAGTATTGTCTACTCCAAACGTTTTTCTTCTTTAGGTTTAAAGGCTTCGTTGACGTGTCCACACTTTGTGCAGGCGAAGACGGGTATCGGGATATATGAGGCTTCTCGCTGTCCAGTGAGTAATCCGGGGACTTTTCTGATAACGAGGTTCTGGACGAAGTGAGGGTTCCCACACTCATCACAAGTGACTGGAGTAGTTTGATTAAAGTCGACATTCGGTTGATGCTGCATAGCTTATTTTTTAGCTTTAGGCTTTCTACCTCTACGAGGCTTACCTTTGATAGCTCCTTTAACATCCTTAACTTGTTCCACTACATCTGCAGCCGCTTCTTTAACGTCTTTAAGCTCTTCCTTAACTCTCTTAGCTCTACGTTTTACGACTTTTACAGTATCCTCTACTTTGTCAGGAATACCGTCTTTGTCTTCATCTTTGGTGAGTCCGAAATATTTCGTTCCTACCCATACTACTGCTCCAGCAACTGCTAAAACTAGTACGATAATTAAAATTGTTTTCATTTGTTTTTAGATTTGATTAACACTCTGTTTATATAAATATACTAGGATTTCTTCTTCGGGTACTTAAGAGGTTTCCAATACGTACCGTACTTTGCTTCCATCTTATCATAGAAACTAAGAAGGTTAACAGCCCTAGTGTTTACTACTTCTTTTTCGTATTGCTCTTTAGTCATTTTTAGCTTGAGTATGAAAGCTTTTTTGAGTTCTGTTAAACGTCTAGCCTCTTCTTTCTCATAGTCTTCTAATAGTCTTTTACGTCTAGCTTTATCTACTTGAGTCTTTTCTCTGTAAGTATCTTCATATCCTCTACACTCTACAAATACTTCGTTCATTCTATGCTCTACTAACTGTGCTTCAAATGCATAAGGAGCAACATCGAAGTCCCCATTGAGAATACGTTCTCTTAGGTCATGACGATTAGTTAAAGGTTTCTGTTTAGGTGTATAGCTTCTCCACCACATGAATCTATCATAAGGTTTCTTGTAGTAGTCTTTCTTAAAGAAGTTAATTAACCACTTTTGCTCGAGGCTTGGATTGTAGGGTAATGATGTAACCATATCTTAATATAAGAAAATAATCTTATATACGCAACTAATTAGTAATATATTTTAAGAATGTTTTGCAACAATCAACTCTAGTATCTTAGATGATATTGCATTCATTTCTTGAGTTTGTTCAAAAGTGACAACAGAGTGTCCAGTTTCCTGAGCACCTGTTGATTCAGTTTGTGTTTGTTTACTTCTATAAATTAATGAAGCATCTAATGGCTTATTCATAATCTTCTATTATTTAGGTGGTTCAAGTTTTTGTGGTGGGTTGTGAAATGAAATTACTACTTCATTATTAGCATCTTCCGTATCAACAACAAGGTTATCATTTGTTTCAATATCCACTGTAAAGAAACTTCCTGTTGGTGAATGTAAAATTATATGTCTTGAATCTAGTATTGGTACTAATTCATTATCAGTATTGAATACGTAATCTAGATCTTTGTTGATTTGATGTGGCTGCCTGTAAGCCCATGTATTAGACCCTGAGTTATAAGTAATAACAGCAGAATCTACGCCCAAGTAAACTGGTGTGGTAGACCCTGAAGGGTGAATCATAAATACATCGTTATGTAAATTGGTATGTATTGCTGCATTTGATACGGCAATAGAAGAAGTTACTCCAGAATTAGCAGGTAATGCCTTTCCTACATGTCTCCATGCTGAATAGTCAGCTATGTTTTCTGTATCTGGTGCTCCTTCTATATGGAAACCTTTCATTGCTTGTCCAGTGTTTATTTCACTAGCCTGTAAAGCTCCGTTATCTGCGGCTAAAAGTCTTTCTGTTACAAATACACCATTGTAGGTCATCTTACTCTTTATAGTACTAGTTGAATACTCATAGTAGTGTTTGTTATCTAGTACTTTATTCATTCCATCATCAGCAAGATCAAGAACCTCTGGAATAGAGAATTGACTATATTGCTGGAAAGAACCTACGTTACACATATTTAGTCCACCACCATAAGCAATTGCATATTGTCTAAATGAACTAACAGCTTGTTGTGTATCTTCACTTGAAGAGTGAATCAGGTAATTAGTAAGGTAGTAATCTCCTTTTAATTCACCTTTTACTGTACTCCAGTCTCTTACTTTAACAAACTTTAATGCATCCCAAGTATCTCTTTTAGTTTTAGCTGCAAGGTCGGGGATGTTAGAGCTGTTTGAACTAGATGTTAAATTGTCTATTTCTCCTTCACTACCACTGTAGTAAAAAGGAACTGCTAAGCTAGAGGAATTATACTCGTTTAATAATCTTAACGGTGAGTGTCCAGTAGCACAGTATGTATTGTCTAATATAGCGTTATCATCATAAGCTAACCTTAGTATAAATTTATCTGCTTCGTCTGTTACTGCTGCAGGAAATATACTGTGGTAATCTTCTTTATGATGAGTGAAATCTGTAATAAAAGATTCTCCTTGTGCAGATGCAGATAATGCATTTACAATCTCTTGGTGAATCTGTGGTTTATAGATAACGTCAAGTTTAGTTGCGTTTACTTCTTGCATAACTGTGAACAGTGAAGACCATTCCAGGGCAGTGTTTACCTCTGAGGCAGGGATCGTAGTGTCGGTGTTCATTTCAACAAACTTTAAATCTCCTTCTGGGGACTTAACGTAATCGAATGATAGTAGTGTTCCTTTCATAATGTTAGATAATTATTCTCTTATGTTTATAAATATCGGTGATTTAGCATTTACTAGATTAAGGTCCTATTTCCTTTTCTAGAAAGCCATCCTTTATTTGAATAGTGTTTTATTAATTTATTTCTGATGTTCTTATGTTGTGATTGTCTCCATTGGGCTTGATCGTCAGCGCCTCTTTCTCCTAGAGTAAGATCTTGCCATGTCTGTGGGTCTTCCTTATCCTTGTCTATAATATAAATAGGTATATTGTTCTTGAATAAACAGTAAGAAAAATGTAAATCTTCTCCTGAGCCTTCTTCTTTTAATTTATCGTAGAGAAAATGTTGTAAAAGTTCAGTTTTCATAAACCATCCTTGACCGCCCATATCTACTTTTGTTGGTTCTGTTAGAAAATGTTTTGGACCAATTCTCTCTTTTACATCATACAGAGTAGAGTTTGATTTAAAATTAACTCCGTATGTAGCTACTACAACTTTATCATTGTGCTCCTTACTAAAGTTAATACATCTCTCTATGTACTTCTCACCAGGTAGTATATCATCATCTACTATAAAAGTATATGGTGTCTTTATATGTAAGGAATTATAGAATCTACCGTAGAGAGAATTAAAATGTTCTGAGTCATTTTGATAAATTATTGCTGGGTAATTTAAATTGTATCTCCAATTAGATCTCCATATAATCATAATGTCAGAATCTACGGTTTGGTTTTCAATAGATTCTATCTGTGAAGGTAGGTAGTCTAGTCTATTTACAACTGATAATACTGTTGTTACTTCTTTCATATTAGTTTACCTGGTTTGTACATTCTTAATATATAGTCTCCTTCCCAATTTGGTATCGTATCCCAAGGTGAGTCTTCTAAATGGTAACCTGTTTTATTAAGTTCAGTATAATGCTCTTTTCTCTCTTTTGTTTTTTCTAACCTACCTTTTATCCATCTATAGTGATCAATCTCTATTATATCTTTTTTATTATTAGTATTAACTTTTAAATGGTGAGGACTAGTCAATCTATCATGAGAAGGGAATATACATGGTTTATATAAATCGGTCCAAACTGTCCTGTTAGTAACTAAAGGAAATTGTTCCAAGAGTGGCTTGTCAGTTATTTCAATAAGCTCTTTCTTAGCAGATTCTCTATCTTGAAGTTTACCCCATCTGAAGTTATTATCTTTTAGGTACTCTCTAATTGGACTGTCCCATACCTGATGTTCATCTACATCAGCCATCATAATGTAATCCTCTAGTGAGCCTTCTATAATTTTATTAAGTTTATGAGTTTTAGTTACACCGTCAAATAATCCAACCCATTTTACCAAAGTGAGATTTGTATCTCCTATTATCTCTTTAATCTCATTATAAACCTCTTTACATTTAAAGTCTGTTTTCTTGTGTATAATAAGGTGTATATGATCTATATGTAATGCTCTATAATGCTTAAGAAAGTGGGACAGTAACGGTCTATCGTAGTCTAACCCAATGCAACTAATCAGTTTAATACTTATCATTTTTTATCTGCGTACCATACTACCAGTACTTTTCTTGAACCTTTCAAAATCTTAGTGACTCTATGTGGAGCATCCATTCCCATATAGTATGCAACTTGACCTCTCTTCTTAAAATTGGTAAGTTCTCCTCTAAGGTAAAAATCTCCGCCTTCGAAATCATCCTCTAACATAATAACATAAGTATGAAGAGAATTTTCATCTTTATGCTCTAATGCCTGTCCTCCTATATTGTAATTTACTCTATGAATAGTAATAGGGTCGTGCCTGTTTATTTGTAATGCTGCTGATAATGCTACATTTAATGATTCATTCTCTACTGAGTAGAAATCTATATTGGTTTCATTAGATGCTTCTGTAAACCTATCAAAATGTACTAAGCCAGGAGCTAATCTCTCTAGTCTTTCCATCTGTTTTGGTTCAGCTTTAGGAACTATATCTAGAAACTCTTCTAATAAGGTTACAATGTCTTGTTCTATCTCAAATATCATTTTATAAACTTAAATTCACGTCCTCCTATTTTGTGACATATTTTTATAGGTGCTTTATTCCATCCGTCCATGTACCCGTACATATAGTCACTATAACTTAGAAATAACTTAAACCCATGGTTGTACATCTGTAAGCCTGTATTCTTAGGAATATCCAGGTCCTTACGTATATATGTACCTCCCCAGTATGTTGAGTTTTCAGTTGGTAGTGGATGTACTTCATTTATCCAGTCATATGTAAAGACGTTAGAGAACCATCCCCAACCTATAGCCTCTTTTACGTCCTCGTGGAAAAACAAAGTACATTTAGACACTCCTTGTAATCTTAATTCGACATTAGTTATTGTTGGTCTTCCATCCCAATCACTTAAGTTAGTATCTATCGAACTAACAAATGCTTTAAAATGTTCTTCACCATCTTCAAACTTATCGATGACTTTGATAGAAAATGAATTATCGATTCTTAGAGGTTTAAACTCACTCTTATGAATCTGCATTTCATACCTACTACTCATCTTTAACTAACTCATCAACTGCTATCTCTAATCCGAGTAACAGACTTGTTGTACCAAACTCTTTTCTAACTTCTTCCGCTCGCATCTCTACCTGTGCTAATACATTTGCTTTAGTAGCCTTAGCAAGTAAAGCCATAATTTTATATTCTCTAGATTGCTCTGGAGACATATAGTCTGTTTGGATTATTCCATCCTCTACTAACTCGTTGTATTTTTTAATTGAATCGCTCATTGAAAACCTTTTTAAAGTTATTATATCCTATTGAAGCATTAGCTCTCCAATCTGTACTGTCTCCAGAGTCGCTAATCCATTTAAATAAAGATACGGAAATATTTTCAGACAAGCAAACTTTTGCTATAGAATATCCCTCCATATCTACTAAATCACATTTTCGAAGATTCTCAACATACGAATTACTATAAGTTGCTGTAGAGTCATAAAATGTATCTGTGGTAAATAGTTTAACTTTAGTATCACTTACTTTAATACTCGAATGTTCTGGAACTACACATCCATAAAAGTCGTCGTATACTTCTCCTACTTCAATAACATCTCCTATTCTAGCAGAACAAAGACTGCCACATGAACCAAAATTTACTACATGGTCAGGTTTATACTTCTGTATAAGTTTATAAGTATTAAGAGCTGCTTCTACTTTTCCTATACCAATTATATGTATAGGTACTCCATTTATTTCTGTATCGTGATGTTCAAGCTTTGTAGCTGATACTAATAAGATATTAGGCATTTTGTATTATGTGTTTTGTTAATTCCTATATCGAGTAAGCAAACAGTATCTGCTACTTCATAACCCGCAAGTTCACAAAGTAGTTTTGCTGCTGCCATTGTTCCACCGGTCGCGAATACATCATCAACAATTATAACCGTACCAGAACCTTTTTGCATTTCTACCGTATCTCTTCCATACTCCAATCCATACTCTAATGATACTAAGTCATTATTAGGTAGCTTGCCAGCTTTTCTAATCAACTTAAGACCAGCATGACAGTGATCTGCCATAGCGGCCGCGAATATAAATCCTCTTGATTCTATACCTACCCAGTAATCAACACCTACTACATCAAAATTAGTAATGCGCTTCATCTCTGCTACTGCTTGATGGAACGCGAATGGATCTGCAAGCAACGGTTGAATGTCTTTATAATTTATCCCTTTTTTTGGAAAGTCGGGCACTTCAGTTATATAGTCTTTTAACATAATTCACATTCAGGCATAAACCACCATATTACCAATATCACTATTACAGCAACTACTGTCACTATCAGTTGAATTGGTTTATTTTGTTTTTCTTTCCAAGCTTTGAGTTTTAATCCCCATCTATATCCAATTCCTGCAGACCAGTCCATTGCTCTACCTATCCAATCAAATGGCGGCACCTTTAACAACGTTACTAATCCTATAAGAAATCCTGTAAAGTATTCTCCTCCAAGCATAAGAATAATCGATGCTGCGATGAAGTAATACCCTATATACTTTTTAAGGTGTTCTCTCATTTCTGTGTTTTGTTTTTCTGGTATATTTCTTCTTGTTCTTCACTGGCGATGGCATGCGCAGAGCATGGACCCACTCTTGGTAGGTCAACACCACTTCCTCCAACTTTACCTCTTTTTTCTCTCTTTTCGTTCCACTCATCACTAAAGTAAATAAATTCCATACTACAATATACGATTTTTATTATAAATATCCAAAGAATAAACAATAAAAAACCCGGCACGTCTGCCGGGCTATTGATGTTAAGAAGTGTACTGCAACCGGATGCAATTAAGATTACCGGAAATTTCTTTTACGCTCACGGGGTACTTGACGCCGGACTACTCCATACCGACTTTCTTACCTTAACTAACTTACTACAATATATGAATAATAAAGTTCATATGCAACTATATCACCATATATTTCCCAAAAAAAACCCCTCCGTTTCCGGAAGGGCTTGTCAAATTCGCGCGTGGCGACTTCGTCGGAGAGAGAAACGCCCCCTACCCCTTCGTTGCCTCCATATTCGCTTTCTTGTAAGGTGTAATTAATTTTTTAATCTCACCTGCTGCTTTACGAGCTCTTGCTTGTGAAGTCTTTGTACTTCCGCTATTATTTTCAGCTAGTACATTAAATTGCTCTGCAATTTGTTCGAATAATTCTTCTTTGTTCATAATTGTTTAATTAATTTATATTTAGTGAATGAATAACTATACTTTAAGATATAGCTGAAAAATAAATCTCCTGCTATTGCATTAATAAAGAAAGGAATTGCTAAAGTATAACAAAGTACAAATCCTTCTATAGTTTTTGGATAACCAGTCAACCATACTCCAAAGTTAGTAACAATGAAGAATATTAAACTGCTCATCAGTATATTTTTAGTCTTAACGGTCTTCCAATAGTGACCAAGTAAACTGATAGCTAAGAAGGAACCGTAAACCCAAATCGATATTGAGTAAAACCCTAAGTAGATATCTGATATCGCCATAGCTATTAATGGAAGAAGAGTTCCTAACACTCTATTACTAAAAGTAGTTGCTCCAAATAATGCTAAGGCAACTATAGGAGTAAAGTTAGGAGGATGAGGTGCTAATCTTACAAAGACAGCCAACACTACAAACATTAACGTTATAAGTTCTTTATGTTTAAGCATCTTTAGTATTTGGACAAATTGGTATAGGTACCATCTTATGATTATTTCTATACTGGAAGCTATAAAAGATTTTTAGTACTTCTTTTTGCCTTTTAGTAAGTTTTCTCTTATCACCTCCAAAAGTCATAGCCCATTCGAGTTCATCGTATGTACATCCTATTTGATCTTCATCTGTGCGATCGTCTCCCCAAAGTCCATCTGTTGGGGCAGCGTCAATAATCTCTAAGAGAATTCCTAATTCACAAGCAGCTTCTTTTACTTCAGATTTCATTAAATCTGCTATTGGACTAATATCAACTCCTCCGTCTCCATATTTAGTATAGAACCCAATTCCGAAGTCTTCTACTTTATTACCAGTTCCTACTACTAATCCGTTGACCATTGCAGCAGCGTGATATAAAGTAGTCATTCTTAGTCTTGATCTAGAATTAGCTAATGCTAACTTATCCTCTTTCTCAAATACGTTCTTGAAAGCCCAAAAAACCTCGTCTAAATTAAACTGTAAAGGAATTACATTCTCATACTTATTACAAAGCCATTCAATGTGAGATTCTGCTCTGCTGAGCTCTTCTTTGTTTTGTTCAATTGGAAGAGAGACTACATAAGTCAGTGCCCCAGTTTCTGCACATAAGGTAGAAGTAACGGCGGAGTCTATTCCGCCGCTTACTCCAATAACAAAGGTTTTATCATTTGCCTCCTTACTGTAATCACGTAACCAATTTGTAATAAAAGTATATTTCATTATCCTAATAACATTTGTTGAGCTGGATCTACTGGTGTTTTAGAATCTACAGTCTTATCTATCGATACTACTGCTTCAGTAATTAACATCGTTCCGGCTACAGATACTGCATTCTCTAATGCTAGTCTAGTAACTTTAGTTGGATCGATAATACCTTCTTTAAACATATTAGCAAAGTCCTCTGCTCTTGAATTATAACCGTACCATTGATCTTTCTTTTTAAGGTCAATTTTCGTTTTGATATCCTCTATTTCTTTTTCTGAATAACCAGCATTGTAGAGTATCTGATAGAAAGGTCTTTCAATTGATTCAAGTAATATTTGAATACCTACTTGTTCACTTGAAGATAGCTTTTTAAACTTACCTTTATCTTTATATTCTCTAAGTAGAGTTGCTGCATTAAGTAGTGCTACTCCTCCTCCAGGTAGAATTCCTTCCTCTAGAGCTGCCTTAGTGGCGTGAAGAGCATCATCTACTCGATCTTTCTTCTCTTTCATTTCTATTTCTGTATGTCCACCTACATGAACTATAGCAACTCCTCCTATAAGTTTACCTAATCTATCTTGAAGGTTTTCTTTCTCAAAAGGTGAATTCGATTCATCGATTTGAGTTCTAATCTCTTGAACTCTCTCTTCGATTCTATCTTCAGCTCCTTTCGCATCAATAATAGTACAAGTATCTTTAGATACAGTAGCCTTAACTGCTTTACCTAGCCATTCAGGTTTAAATTTATCTAATCTCATACCTTTCTCTGATGAAATTACTGTACCTCCGGTTAAGATAGCGATATCTTCTAGAGTTGCTTTTTTCCTATCTCCAAAGTCTGGTGCTTTTACAGCTGCTACGGGAAGGATACCTCTCATCTTATTAACTACCATAGTAGATAACGCCTCTCCATCGATATCGTCAGCTATTACTAATAGCGACTTATTTTGTTGAGAGACTGCTTCTAAGACAGGAAGTAACTCCTTGACTTGATTTAGTCTTTTATCGGTAATAAGTATAAACGGATCACGAAGGACAGCAGTCATGGTATTGTTGTCTGTAACGAAGTATGGAGACTTATAACCTCTGTTGAATTGCATTCCTTCAACTGTTTCTAAATATGTTTCCCCAGTCTTTGACTCTTCGATTGCAACTACACCATCCTGTCCTACTTTTTCCATAGCAGTAGAAATTAATTCACCAACTTCTGTATCGTTATTGGCAGAGATAGTAGCGACTTGCTTTAGCTGTCCTTCGTCCGTTATATCTTTACTTACTGATTCTAAATACTCTACAGCTACTTTAGTAGCTTGTTCAATTCCTTTCTTTACCTGCACTGCAGTATGATCACCAATGGTACCTAAACCTTTTTGGAATATTTCTCTTGCTAGTAACGTAGACGTAGTAGTTCCATCACCAGCTTCTTCTGCTGTTTTAATTGATGCTTGTTTAACTAACTGTGCACCTACATTTTGTAACGGGTCTTTAAGTTCAATAGACTTAGCTACTGTTACACCGTCTTTGGTTGATATAGGGTTACCCTGTTGTTGTTCTATAATAACATTTCTACCTGCTGGTCCTAATGTACACACAACGGTCTTTGCTAATTTTTCGATACCTTCTGAAAGTCCTACTCTAGCTTTGTGGTTAAATTCTAATTCTTTGCTCATGCTTATGCTTCTTTAATAACTGCTAAAATTTCTCTATCTTGCGCTACGTAGTACTCATCTCCTTCGAAATCAATACGTAATGTACCGATTTTAGGAACTAGTACAACATCTCCTACTTTGCAGGATCTAACACTAATAATTTTACTTGGATCTAATTCGGACTGTCTTCCAGGACCGACGGCAAGTACTTCACCCATTTCAGGCTTCTCTTTACCCATATCGGGGATAACTATATTTCCGTAAGTTTGTTCTCCTTCGTCTATTGGTTTGAGGAGAATCCTATCATTTGTTGGTAATAACTGTTTTGACATATGTAACTTTGTTTATTTATATTAATATAAGAATAAAAATTGGAAGAACAAACCCAGAGCTGGTTTATTTAGCTAATTTTCAAAGTTCTTGGCTCTGATCCTTTAGCAAAAGGGATAATAACTTGCAATAGTCCATTTTTAAACTCAGCTGTTGCTTTGCCTAAATTAAACTGACTATCTATTTTCCAACCTAAGTTAAATGATCTTTTAGCAATACCTCTATGGATATATTCGCCTAAGTCATCTTCTTTTGGTTTATCGTAATTTACTCTGATTATATTACCCTCAACGAGAATTTGGATATCATCCTTAGAAATTCCGGTACAAGCAATGTCTAGTCCTAGACCGTTGTCTCTTTCGTAAATATCTACTGGGTGGGGTAATTTGGAATCTGCTAAAGGTTGATACCTGTTAGCTGTTTGCAGGAAGTTCCTGACTAAGATGTCGAACGGATTACGCTCATATATTACATTTCTTAATGTACTCATATCATTTGTATTTGTGATGCCCTAAGGTCATCGGTTAATTAAAATTTAAAGCGCTCTGGGCTGCCTTCCATTTGTTATAAATATCGTTGTTTTTTCTTTTTCTGTTCTTGTCTAAGTCTCTTGCTTAGATCTGGTTTAAAAATTAAATCGTAAGGTACTTTACCTTCATAGTATATATCCTCATAAAATGAGATTGGTATATTTAATTTTTTTGATAACCATTCTATTTTCTCATCTAAGTACTTTACTTTATCAACATAAAACTCTAAAGGGTATTTAGGTTCTATAGTTCCTACTTGCCATTTCAAATGATCTCCTTGTTTTAGGTATTTCATTCCGTGTAGCGCTTGCCAAGATTCTGCTTGAGCAATTTTATCTTTACGTTGTAGTAAAATAATATTACTAAACCGCTTACTAAAATCTACTATATCATCTAACGTATAATCAACAGTTTTGAAAGGTATTAATTTAATACATTTAGCCTTCTTTAAATGTTTTATCTCTCTTGGTTCACTAATAAACTTAAAGTCATAATTTTTACTTAATTCGTTACCGAGATAAGTACTGCCAGTTCTAGGACCTGATATAATAAGTATACCTTCCATTAATGTCCTTCTGACCAATTATTAGCAATCTCTGGAGGTGCTTTTAAAGTTACTCCAGGTAGTTTAGTCGTATTCTCCATAATCTCTTGAACGTAAGGAGCAAACATTGCAGCATCTTTCTCAGCTACGTTAATTATCAATTGATCATGAACCTGTGCTTGACATACAGCATCGATACCTAGCTCTTTAGCTTTACGGTTGATAACAAGAGCAGCTCTATTTACTACTGCTGCTGCTAATGACTGCAATTGAAAGTTTAAACAGTTGTTAAGTCCGTTACGGTAATCTCTATAGGCTTGAGTAACTTGATCTCTAGCAGATATCATTTTACCAGTCTTTGGATTAGTCTTAGTAGGTATCTGAGTTTCTAGTTGCTTTCTATATCTCCAGTCCATCATACGGTCCCCAACTTGCTCATAGATACGTTTAACTTTAGGTAAGTGACGTACACGTCCTACATAGTTTTCTATCTTACCGTAAGCCTTAACCATTTCTCTTGATCTTTCTCTCCATGCTGCTAGTTCAGGAAAACCATCTAAGTAACCTTTTATAAGTCCTTCAGCAGTCTTTTGATCTACATCTAAAGTCATCTTAAGAGCATATGCTTCCATACCGTATGCAATACCTAATGAGTATGCTTTAGCTTTATTACGAGCAACTGGTTCTAACTTCTTAAGGTAGTTATCAGCTTTTTTATCAGCTGAGACTCCGTTAGGGAATCTATCTCTTTGATCGTTTAGCTTCTCAGTTTTTATAGCTACAGTAGAATAGAAGTCCCATCCTTTATTAAAGATCTCTTGAAGAGCTTTATCTCCTGTAACACTAGCAAAGCAGTGAGGTTCTAGAGATTCGTAATCCGCATCAATAACCTTTCTACCAGGTCCGGCAATTAAGAACTCTCTAACTATATTTACATACTTCATGATTACAGGAGCATCTTCTCCTTCTTCTAGGGGCTTCGGTAACTGTTGAGCATCAGAACCATATCGACCAGATACAGTACCATTTTGTTTAAAGTAGAAATAATATCTACCGTCTTCCTGACGGTCTCTAAACCTGTCTACGTAAGTAGATTTGATCTTAAGTAACTTATTATATATACGTAAATTCTCAGCCCAAGGGTACGTCTTTGCTAGCTCTTCTACCATAGACATATCAAATTTATCTCTACCAGATTTAGTATTCGCTCCTGATACTTTAGGTTTAATACCCATGTATTTAAACACAATCTCACCTAAGTGTTTCTTAGACTGTATATTAAGGTATTCACCATCATTAGACTCTTTCCATAGCGACATAGATATTCTAGCTCTTTCTACTTCGTCGATTAACTCTAGATCACCGGTAAGTAAGAACTCCTTAATCTTAGAGTCTTCTAGTTCCTCTATATTCTTTTGAGTAAGAGAGTATTTACCAGTTTTCTCGCTTTTAGGTAAAGGAAGAGAGTAACGTTGTACTAGTCTCTGAGCGAAGTTACCTTTATGAGAAGGAGGGTAAGCATCTGTAGCAGTATCTACTATCCATGCTTTTACTTCTGATACTTCTAATAAAGATTTCATAACAATCTCTTTATTCTTTGCTTGATCTTCTGTAATCTCTTTATGAATTCTATCAATCAGTTCTACATCTAAGTCTACTCCTTTCGCTTCCATAGGAACTGTTACCTCCCTATAGATTGGCATTACTTCGTCTTCGAAGAAGAACTTCTCCAAGCCTTCCTTTCGTAACTTATCCAAATATAAATTGCAAATACGAAGGGTGAGATCAGTATCAGCACTAGCATATCTGCTAAGAATGTCAAGATCTGCTTTATATATTTCGTATAACTCTTTTGTAACTGATCCTCCATTTTTTTTAATGCTTTCTTTTAGTATTACTTGTTCTTCGTTAGCAGCTTTTTCTACATCAAGCCCTAACTCCTTTTGGTTCATAATTGCAATAGACTTAAGCCCAAAGGGATTACCAAAACCAAATGCACCTTCTTCGTACACAGTATGTACTAGAAGTCCTGTATCGACCCAAACATCGGGAAGTAAATCTACACCAAAGTAGTTCTTTATAAACTGAACATCAAAGGAAGCATTGTGAAATACTAGTTTCTTACCTTTAAGAAGTTTAAGTAAATTTTTACTAATAACTTCAGTAGATTGATCGTTAATAGTCTGAAGTACTAATTCGTTTTTCTCATAGTCAAATACTAATGTAGGTAAGTAGAAACCTATACCTTCGTCACCAGATACTGACCAACCAATAATCTTATTCTTACGAGGATTAAGACCGGTAGTTTCCGTATCGACTGCGATAACGTCTGAGTCTATAATATGTTGATGTAATAGTTTAAGAGTCTTTTCATCTTGGACCGTGTAATACTTTTTTTCTAATTGCATATATAACCTTTTATTAATTTCGTTGTAAGTTAAGAACCGGAGTATCTCCTATCTGTTTATAGTAATCTTGAAGCATAGCTTCTTCTAAGCCTTTCTGATAATTAATATAGAAAGAATAATCCAATAAAGTATACTGTTGCTTAGGAGTTTTTAAAACATAGAAGAAGACCTTCTTATATTTCCTTTTAATCTCATCTCTAATTCTATCATTCCCTGAATTAGATATACATTTATACTGTGTATTGATTCGATGAAAAACATTAGCTGATTGACCAATTTTAAGAATCTCACCTTCTTCAGAGACTACTAAATATACACCAGGTTGTTTTTTATAATCGTCTTTATCTAAATTAAAGCTGACATCTACACCCTGCTTTAATCTATCGCTAACAAATAAGTCAGCAACTTTAACAAATCCTTTTTTACCCCAATATTTAATATTGTTCATAACCTTTATTTTACTAATTATTTATACATAAATATAAGAAAAATTATACAGGGAGGCAACTTATTTACTAGAAAGTTCCTTAAGAATTTTTTCTGAATCTATCTTGATTTTATGTTCTATTTCTAATTGAGCTATTACTCTAGTTTTCATTTGAACATCACCATTGAAGAAATTCCAAATTAAAGAAGTACGAAGTTTTCTTATATCTCCTTGAACTGATTTACAGCTCAATTCAAACAATTGCTCATCTTCTTCTTCTACCTCGAAAGGAATATCTTTTTCAGAAGCATAAGAAATAAGTCCTATTAAGTCATTACTTTCATAGCAACTTTTTAAATTATTAAACTCCTCTTCAGTTCCACCTCTATCTGGATGAGCAATTTTAGAAGCCGAACGATATAGTTTCTTTACTTTAGATGCTTTCTCTTTCGACTTCTTTTTTTCTTCTTCACCGGGAGGTTTATCTCGCATCTCTCCAGTTTCTTGATTAACCCACATTTCAGTTTTAATGTTATTGAAGTACTTTCCGAATATCTCTTTCCACTCTACTTCTTGTGAGTCATACTCTTCTTGAGTATCCTCTAATTCAAGTTGTAAGTATTGGTATTTAAGTGAGTACTTCTTTAACAGTCTGGACATTAGTATTCCCCGTATAGGTCAAATTTCATTGGTTCTTTTTCTTCGATCTCAACTTCATGTGTTTTGATAGCATAGAGTTTACCCTCTAATGGAGCTAATCTATACTCACCTTTGAACTTAGTTGCTCTCATATACATCGTCAGTGCCATAACCAATCCTTCAACAACAGTTGATTGATCTCTTTCCAGAATCCAATTATCTCCGGGAGCTTTTCTCTTAGCAATTAGCTCTCTTTCTTCTTCGATTATAATATCAGCCATATTACTGTCTTAAAGTTTTTTCTATTCTGTAATCAGTATTAGTGAAAAAATCAGGAATAAACCTTGAATGAGTAGCTCTAATAGGGTTAATATCTAATCCTCCTCTTCTAGTATATAAACAAGATACCATTAAATCTTCTGGTTGATATGCATCTGTTAAATGTTTAAATACCATTTCACAAATCTCTTCATGGAAGTGACTTACAGTTCTATGAGATACAATATACTTCGCTACTGATTCAGGAGAAGGAATATTCTTTCCTTTCATTCTAATAAAGACATCTCCCCAGTCTGGTTGATTAGTTACTCTACAATTAGATCTTAATAGGTTAGATCTTAACTTTACTTCTTTAGCCTCTTCTGATACAGTTTCTATTTCTAATTGAGAAGCATCTGAAGAGAAAGCAGTGAAGTCTATTTGATCTAAATCTGCAATCTCAGCTAAATCTTGATAACCTTCAAAAGATAATGCTTTACCGTCTTCTGAATCTGTGTAAAAACTTACTGTTGTATCTGTTTCAAGTAACTTATCTAAATCACTTTTTACCTTCTCTTCAATCTGTATAATACAATCCACAGAAGTAGCTCCTAATCTAGTCATATTAAAAGAATTTAAGTATAACTTAATAGATTTAGATTCTACGTGATATTGAGAGTTTGAAGGACATACAATTTTTAACATTCCTGCAACAGGTAAGCCTTTATCTGTAATTGCTGATACTTCATAACAGTTCCAAGTATCTACTCCTACAAAGTCCTTATCAGTTAATCCATAGCCTTCTCTATTCAAATAGCGAGGTACTTTAACTAATAGCTCTGGTGCGTAGGTATCTTTATACCCGTCTCCACCTACTTTTCCTAAATGTTTAGACGCAATGTCTACTACTTCTTGATAATTTTTAACTTCTGCCATATTAACCTTTAAATAATTGTTTTTTACCACCCTCATAAACATAAGCGTGTCCGTTTTCTATTAATAAATCATTAAGAGATTTTTCTTCTCCTTTGATGAATATTTCTGCAAGTACTCTACCGTACTTACCTTTACCGTAAGATTGTATTTCAAACTTACCATCATTCATCTCTAAATATTTTTTCGTAAAATCAGAAGCAAGAAGACCTTTAGCTTTTTCTTCTAAGTTTCTTGTTCTCTTTTCCCAGGTATCTACACCTTTGAATCTAAGTCTTGCTTTAACCCAAGTACTGAATCCTAAGTCGATCATAACATCTGCTGTGTCACCATCAACTACTCTTAATAATTTTGCTCCGTATCTAAACATTTATAAAATCTAAAATTTGTTCTACCCTTTGCATAGGGGAACCAGTTATCGTCAAATAAGGTTGACGTACACCTTCAAGAACAGCTTTAAACTCACTATCTATTTCCTTTCTCCATTGTTCATCTACACTTCTAACTCCATCGTCTACTGAATCGAATTCAATAGGGAAATAAACATAATGAGTATATTCGCTCTTTATTCTATTCCAAGTATCTTCTATATAATCGTTCGTATATGTAGTTACTCCTTTCATAAATCTAGAGTAAACTAAAACATCCATATAACATCTATCTAATACTAAGTTATAAGGTTGAAGTAAAGCTTCCAAATGAAAACTACTAATAGCTAATTGAGTAGCATCGGTACCTTTTTCATTAATAGGAAATCCGTAACTACCTACTGTTCTAGTAGATTCATTAACAAACTCATACTTAGGTAATTTATTTTTAAGTAATTCGTAAACAGTAGTCTTACCTGTACTACTTGCTCCTACTAATGCTATTCTTTTTATCATAAAGCTTCTCTTAAAAAGTTACACCACATATATAACCCTCTGTCTCTTAAGATACGAAATAAATCTTCAAGCTCCACCTGAAAAGTATTAAATCTTTCTTCCATTATAATTTTACCTTCATCTACTCCAGCGGTAACTCTATGCAGAACAGTTCCTGCTATAGGGTACTTACCTTCGTTAATACCTTCGAAAGCTCTAATCTGAGGATCTTTACCTTTAAGTTCAGGGTACTCAGTTATTAAACCTGGATGCCCGTTAATTATAATATATTTTTCACATATAGAAGGAGGCATTATTCTTAACCAACCATGTAGAGTTATTAATGCTTCCGGAAAGTATACTAATAAGTCTTCATACTCTTCTTCATCAGGTTTATTACTAAAGGTAAAGTAACCTTGTTTTTCAATCCTAGGGTCTATAGTTCTAAGATGCTCAGGTCTATCGTTTGTAATAATCCGATCTGGCCATCTACCTAACGATTCAGCTATATCAGCTATTTCAGCTCCAGTCTGACTAAAAAATGCTATCCAAGTCTTAGTTGCCATTAGTATACCATTTAAATTTCTGAATATTATTTTTAATTGTGCCTAACTGAATATCATCAATCTCAGAATTAATCAGTTCATGAAGTTTCTGTCTTTCTTTAGACCATAACCCATCTGATCCATATGATATACCTTTAATACCGTGAACTACAGGATTAGAAGTATCAAGTGAATATATCCAATCATAATCGGAATGCTTATAAAAACTAAATTCTTGAGGTAATCCACATCCTAGTAAGTGATGAGGTTTAGCTGTATTGATCACACCGTCTCTAAGTAAATCTCCCAGTAGCTTAACACGTCCTAGCATCCAGCTAACATACTTGTTAGCATGAGGAACTGATTGTGTATAATACGAGTAATCAAATGATATAGCTATCATATCTACATCTGCTGTCTTGTTCATATAGTTGTAGCAATCTACAATTTCATCATATGTCCTACCTTGAACAACTCCTATTTTACCACTACCTTCGTAACCGTATCCTTTATTAATCCAGTCTTCCATCTGGTCGCAAGTTTTACCAGCGTCTTCTAAAGCATCTGGGACTATATACCAAGTTGGTTTAAGTTCGTTAACCCATTTATTAAATTTATCTGCATCGAAAGCCTCTTCTAATTCAAATATAGAGTTATCTAAAATAATCTCCCTACCTTTTACTGCTGCCTTTTTAAACTGATCTAAGTACCCTTTATCTTCTTCAAATAAATGTACTAACGCATAGTCGTAGTCAGTATATCTCTGTACCTCTTCGAATATTTCTTTAGGACTTTCGTGTGCTATCTTTATCATCTATATTTGTAGTATTTAATAGTGTTGACATAGTTCTTACTGAGTTATCGATAAGTTCTAATGCATGGTCAAGTTTAGTTTGATTCTTATCATATTCATAAATTTCAGAATATGCTTTCTTTACAATATCGAATGGTAAGTAATCCTCACCGTCAATTGTAACTTTATGTTTCTCTAAATTAATCATTAAAGAACTGTTTTAAATCAGGTCTGAAGTAATTAATCGATTTCATTACTTTTCTATCTCTTGTTCTATAGACAATGTACCGTCCTTCCGCAATCTTCTCAAAATGACAGGCCTCACCTTGTTCCTTACTTCTTTGGCTGACACTCTGTATGGCTTCTTCTTCAGTTTTACAAGCTTTTGACATATTAGAAGCCTGTACCTCTTGATATGCTGGCCATATCTTATCTTTAAGGCCATGTAACATAGTACCGTTCCCAAGGGAAACATAAGTAATGTCGCACAAAGCGTCCAGAACTTCCACAATGTCCCCTCTTTCGCAAGCTTCTCTATATTCTTCGAGTTCTTCGAGGATAAAGTCATAAACGAATTGCCACTCTTTTTTACTTGGTATAGTTGGTTCATAGTTATTAGGTTTTCCGAATGTTTTATTAAACGTTTCTACTTCATCTACGAAAGGAACTCCGTTAACCCAAACTGGTAGTGGTTCCATGTCTTTCATCTCATTCTCTGAGAATAAATTTAATTGTTTACTCATCTTTATTTAATTTATTTGTATTCTCTATCGGCATTGTTAATCCTCCAATGTAATTACCATCGGCTAGATGGAAGTATGGATCGTCTTGTGCTCTATCGTAATCATCTTCTAATCTTATGATATCGTCTTCTCCAAAATAAGTACCAGTTTGAACTTCTATAAATTGTACTACTTCGTCAGTTTTATTCCAAGCTCTATGTTTAGCTTCTAATGGAATATGTATAGAACCTCCTGTTTTAACTGTATAGATTTCATCATCCAATACAACAGTTAGGACTCCTTCAACAACTGTCCACTGCTCACGTCTATTAGTATGATACTGGTAAGAAAGTCTTTGTCCAGGAGCTACAGTTATTAGTTTAACTTTAGTAAAGTCAGTATCTAATAATACATCATAACAACCCCAAGGTCTTTCATCGTGTTCTAATGCTTGCATATGCTTGCTAATTCTATGTTCTTATAAAACTCTGCTTTTGCTGAATCCTCATTTAAAAATGCTCCTGTTAACTTAGCAGTCTGCATTGAAGCTCCTCCATGCTTTACTCCTCTACATGATACACATGCATGAGTTGCATTTACCTGAACTGCTACTCCTAAATTACCTTCACATATCTTATCTACTGCATTATGAATAGCTACCGTTAACTGCTCTTGAATAGCTCCTCTTCTACCGAATTGCTCTACAATTCTATTAAGCTTAGACAGTCCTACTACCTTACCATCTTCTGATGCTATATAAGCAATACTTACTGTACCTCTAATAGCTTGATGGTGGTGAGAACACATAGACGTTACTGGTATATTACTCTCCTGTACAATGCCGTCATATCCATCAGAAGGAAATGCTGTAATACGGTCTAAAGGGCTATATCTTCCAGCCCACAAGTCATTAACATAAGCTTTAGCTACTCTCATTGGAGTATCTGCAGAGTTAGGATCGTCTTTATAGTCACATCCTAATGCAGTTAAAAAGTTTGCATATGCTTCTGATGCTCTTTTTATAATAACTTGCTTTTCATGATCAGTAAGTCTAGCTTCTGGTCCTTCTGTCTTTTGTTTTTCCGCTAGTTGAGTTGAAATACCGTTAGCGAATCCGGCTCTTACTAATTCTGTTCCTTCTATAAACTTTTTAGGCATAATATATAATTTGTTTTTACTGAGGTTCTACGACTCATTCTTAATTAAAGATAAGAAATTTATTTTAAACATCCAAATAATCTTGAATAGTTTTGGAAGTTTCTTTTTCCCAAGGGTATACAATCCAACCGTAATCATCAGGTATCTCTTTTGCGAAATATTCTGGTTTTGCTTTCGAGGATGTTTTGTAATGTAGAGTAGCAAACTTAGGATTAAACATTTCTTCTCTCCATTTTAATATTGTCTCTCCACTATCTGCTATATCATCTATAATTAACAGTCTAGGGTAGTGATTACTTTTATATTCAAAGTAAGGAATATCAAAACGATGTGAATACATTATTGCTAAGATAGTACCTCCTCTAGGAATTCCTGTTACGTAATCTATTTTTCCTTTTGTTTGTGCGTGTATGTTATCGAGGAGTTTATAAACATCCTCCCAACTATAATAAACTCTTTTTACTCCCATGTATTATTCGTTACCCAGTTGCCAGTAGAATAGTTTGCTATAGAGGTATTACCTACTGATTGTAATTTCTCTTTTAAATGGTCAAATTGAGCTGGAGTAATATTATAGTGGTGTACTCCTTCTATGAATCCTTTTAACCACTGTACAAATTCTTTTTCATTCATAATCTAAACCGAAAAATTTATAGTTGTTAATAACTGCCTCTTTTTCTCCTGCTTCGATTGCTTCTTCTTCACTATCGAAAATTGCTTCTACAGGGCATTCCGGAACACAAGCTCCACAGTCGATACATTCTTCTGGGTTTATGTATAGGCTTTTACCGATTAAGTCTTCTTTGGACATTCCTGCTACTTCTGCTCCTGCTCCTGTAATATCTATAGGACCGTGAATACAGTCTACAGGGCAAACTGCTACACAGGCTGTATCGCAAGTACTAACGCAAGGTGATCCAATTATAAAACTCATTATACTTCTCTTTGATCTTCAAACGCAATAATATGCGGTCTCCAGGTTAATCTATATCCATTATCTCTAACCCAATCAAACATGACTGGATAAGACTTTTGTAATGCTGCTCGAGTATCCCCAGCAGGCATAAACCATACTTTATCCTTAGGTGCATCCAATTGCTCTATACAGTCCATAATCTCTTCTAATGCTCCTTCGTCTTTCCCGTCCCATACAGGCTTTAAATGGTAGTCTGAATGGTATGCAATACTTTCTTTTATAGCAGGGTAATTAAGTCTAAACTTATTATGCTGCTTTATCATTTTCTCATCTGTAATCTTTCCTTCAGGAGTTTCGACACCGAGTACAGGTACCGAATTGCTGAACTTCGGACTGATTGAAAGTAGATTAATAGGATAATCAGTAGGTAGAAAATGGCTACCTTCATTCTCCATAGTAATGAAGATATTTCTTTCATTTGCTAAATGTGTTAATTCGTTTACTAGTTTCTTATGCATAGAAGGACTTCCTCCTGTTAACATCATTTCTGATATATGAGGATTATCGTCATATGCTTTTATAATATCATTAAATGAGTATTTTCCTTTTTCTGGATGTATAGAAGTATACCAGCTATCACACCATCCACCTTCTCCGAAATAACACCTATGAGTACAGCCAGTAGTCCTAATAACCACTGTAGGATAACCTGCTCTGGATCCTTCTGATTGTACTGCCGTGTATATTTCAACGATCGGTAAGTTTTTATCGTAATCTTCTATTCTACCTAGGCTCATATAATGCTGTGTTTTTACCGTGTTCTCTAAATTCAACTTTAGCTAGCTTTACCCTGCCGTCTGTCTCTTCTAACAAAAATGGATTAATTTTATTGTAGAGGTACTCTGCAAATTTCTCTGCTCCTACTGCTTCAATTACTCTTAGCTGAATAGTGCCGTTTCTATCTAATTTTTTGAAGTACCCGGCAAGTTGAGGATCATCTTCCGCAATTATAACCGTATGATCAAACATATAGTCCATCCATGCTTTAGGAGACATTCCGTCTATCGTAGCTTTAGCTCTTTTCATGCCTCCAAAGTCCCATACCCAGTTCCTATCATCTAATTCTCCTTCAAACCATAGTTTAAAAGATACTCCGTACCCATGTAAGAATCTACAGTGAGTAGTTTCTGCTTTCCATTGTCTAAAACAAGTACTAAACCCGTCAAAGACTTTTGTTGATTGAAATTTTCCCATAACTTATTTTTTAAACTAATTCTTCTATAATTCCTATTCCTTCACTTAATATAAGTAAACCTACTGCTAAATCTAAACTATAGCATAATGCAGCATAACCTAAAATACGGATAGCTGATTTAATAAATGAAATTGTTTGGTGTAATTTTGGATCTGGTACTTTCTGACCATTGATCTCAAGAGAGGCATTATTCTCTCTTTCTTCTCTATTATAGAGTTCTTGCATAACCTTTTTTTCTAATTTTTTCATAAGTGTTTTTAAAGTGGTACTACGACACTATAGTCATATATATATAATATAAGAACTTTTTATTTCATAAGCAACTCTATAATGGTAAAGTTGAACCTGTAATTACTACTTTCCAGTTATTTCCGTCATAGAAAGCTAATGTACTTCCAGTTACTGCTAATGATCCGGTATTTACATTAGTCGGTAAAGTTGCACTAGGAGTTAAATTAAGTAATGCTGAAGAGCTTACTACTGTCTCTAATGAATCTATTCTGCTTGATTCTATAGCAAAGGAACCTGTTATACTATTAATATTAGCATATCTAGCATCATAAGGAGTAAAGCCATATCTAGGATCACAGATACTAAATAACTGCACACTACTACTTATAATAATTTTTCCCTGTTTAGTTAAATACGTATTAGCTGCTGAGGATGAAAAATTTGTTAATTCAACATCTGAGGTATAATCAGTCAATAAGCCGTCTACTGTACTTTGTATTGAACTAGTAAAGGTTTCTATACTTGTTAACCTTTCACCATGTAAATACCTCTGTAGTTCATGGTCTTGAAGAATAATATTGGCAGAACCCGTATAATTATTTAATGCAGTAATATCAGATTGCAAGGAAGAGCTTAAGACTGCAAAAGAACTACTTAATACATAATCTGTCTGTAATGATGCGCTTAATTCTGTAAAAGAACCACTATTAGCATATCTAGCATCATAAGGAGTAAAACCGTATCTAGGATCACATACCTCAAATAACTGTGCACTACTACTAAGAATAATTTTTCCTGCTTTAGACAAGTAGGTATTAGCTGCTGAAGATGATAAATTTGTTAATTGTATATCAGATGCATATTCAGAGTCTAAGGAAGCAATTTGGCTAGCTAAAGAAGCTGAGGTAATTGAAAAAGCACCGGATATTGCATTCTTATGTGCTAAAGAACTAGTTGATGCATTAAGAGCTTCTACTGCTGTTGTTAATTGAGCATCGGTTGCAAATGTAGCATCTAACGAAGCACTAAAGTCTAAAAGTTGAGCGGTTTCTAAAGAAAGAGATTGTGATACTATATCGAGCTGTTCATCTGTAGCGTATGTAGCATCTAAAGAACTAGAAAAGTTTTCTAAGCTAGTTACTCTAGAAGATACTGCAGTTACATCAACGTCTGTTGCATATATATCATCTATTGAAGAACTAAAAGAATTTAACCTGCTTAATGAAGCAGATACATTGGTATGACCAATGATATTTAAAGACCCACTTATTGTTAAGTCTCCCATTGATCCGGAAATTACATTTCCTTTACCGTCTTGTAAGATTGCACCGTCTACCTGTACAAGTCGTTGGTAGGTTTGATTTATTCTCGTGTCCTTGAAATTCGCCATAGTAAGAGTATATTATATAAATAGTACTAGAAATTCTTATAACTAAACGGATCCCTTTTTTTCAACTCCTTAATTTTCTTATTGTAGAGTTTATTCTTTTTATAGGTAGTATACCAGTTCTTTATGTAGTTGAATATTTTCATTTTTTTAATACTAAATAATTTCCTAATACCAAGTAATCTATATCACTGTTGAGAAATCTTTTGATTGCTTGGTTAGGTGTTCTTGTTATTGTTTCGTCTTTTAAGTTAAAAGAGGTATTCAGTAGAACTCCATGTCCTGATAGTCTCTTAAAAGCATCTAACAATAAATAGTACCTTTCATTTTGTTTCTTACTAACAGACTGTACTCTTGCTGTACCATCTATATGAGTAGCTGATGGAAATTTATTTAAAGAGCCATTCTTTACCTTTACTACCTGGTTCATATACGGTATTTTGTCTTTAGTAAGAAAGTATTTAGTTGTATCTTCTTCAATGACAGAAGGAGCGAAAGGTCTAAAACCTTCTCTTTTTTTAATTACTAAATTTAACTTTTCACGCATTTTAGGGTTATAAGGTGAAGCTAAAATACTCCTATTACCTAATGCTCTAGCGCCAAATTCCATTCTATCTTGGAACCATGCTACTATCTTATCTGAGTACAGTAATTTAGCAACTCTATTCATTAGTTTTTCTTCAGCAAATTCTATAAAATCTACTTTGTCTGAATTAGCTAAAATCTGGTCTAGATATTCCTCTTTTGTGTAACTATTACCTAAGTAAGGAGAAACATTATCTTTAATCGGGCCTCTGTAATTATTTAAACATGCTCCTATTGCAGAACCAGCATCAGAAGGGGCAAATGGTATGTGTATATTATTATAGTGTTTATATGCTTTGTAATTAGCAACACCGTTATAAGCACATCCTCCTCCTAAACATAAATTATCGCTTTTACCTATCAGTTTCATTTTATGTACAAACTCTAAGAAAAAATATTCATACACTGCTTGAATTGAAGCTGCTAAGTCCTTATGATCTTGAGTAACCTCTTCTTCTGGAAGTCTAGGTGATAGGTTTAAAAGTTTTGCAAGCTTAGAATTAAACATTATCTTATCTGTATATTCCCAAGTGTAAAACTTCTGGTTTACTTTAAAACCTGTTAACTCTATCGTGCTTTTAAGTAAATCAAAATATTTTCCAGGGTTACCATAAGGTGCTAATCCCATCACTTTATATTCCCCTTCATTAGGTTTAAACCCAAGAAATGCAGTCATAGTTGAATAAAACATACCTAGTGAATTTGGAAACTTATAAGAATGTTTTAATTTTAGTTCTTTTCCTTCACCTTTCCAGAAAGATACTGTTTGCCATTCTCCTACTCCGTCTACTACTAGTATATCTGCTGATTTATATGGGGAAGTAAAGAACGAAAAAGCAGCATGAGATTCATGATGAGGGGTATAGCTAATTTTACCCTTATACCCTAAATCAAAAAGTAACCTTTTAGGTTTATTTTTTGCGAACTCTTTTCTAAATCTTTTCTTAGTAAAAAAGGTACGTAATGGGTGTTTGCTAAATATCTTCTCTACCCTATCTCTTTTTAAAGCAGGATCTTCGTACCAGCATACTTCAGAAATATCATCTATACTAGTATTAGTGCTTTCTAAACAGTATTTAATAGCGTTTAAAGGAAACGAACTATCGTGCTTTAATTCAGTAAATCTTTCTTCTTCTGCTGCTGCTATTACTTTACCATTTTCAACTATACAAGCTGCAGAATCATGGTAAAATGCTGATATACCTAATTGTATCATATTATGCTTCTATTGTTTGTGTCTTTTCTCAATCTATTATTAGGATTAGTACGTTCTACGTAAAGTTTCTCATTAAATCCATTTATATCTCTTATTTCGCCAAGTTGTTTTAATCTTATTGAACTATAAGAACTGAACACATCTTCATACCAAGTAATATCAGTATTTAAATCTAACGATAAAAGTTCTATTTTAGTTTTTTCATTAACGTAAAAATTTATTTTAGCATCGATTTCTTCTTGAGAAACTTTATAATCAGAACTATACTGTGTCTGAAAATCATTCTTTCCGGATAGTTTAGATCTTTTTTGTGCTATAGCATAGCTCATTGCTTGTGCATTTACATCTCTTCTGCTTAAAATTATAACGTGTTTAAACTGCTTTGCAAAATTAAGAAAATAGCTATAAGCATCAGTTGTCTCAGGGTATTGGTGAGTCATACATTTTACTACCAACTTATCGTCTTTTCCTATATTATCAAAATCTATATCTGAGTAATCTAAGTGAGGAGGAGATAGGAATAGAGGATGCTTAAAAATAGGATTTAAAGGTTCATGTACTCCTCTATACCCTATACATCTAGCTAAGGTAGTCAATAATGCTGTTGATCCTGATCTTGGATTTGTAATTATAAGTATACTCATACCTTATTATATATTGTGGAGAATATCGGAGTCGAACCGATGACCTCCTGCGTGCAAGGCAGGCGCTCTAGCCAGCTGAGCTAATCCCCCTACCTGCTAAATAGTGCGGTTTCTTCTTACTCCGTCCCACTTAGCTTTCCTAGAATTACCCAGCATAGCGTATCTACTTATTCTCTGATTGACATTTGATCTTTCAGAATTTAACTGGGTATTCCCGTTAGTTGATTGGTCTCGATTATGCATATTCTGCTAGTAATTTTGCTACATGTGTTTTCGCAACTTCATAATCAACTGGTCCAGTTTCGTCTTCATATTGAACGGGATCATTAACACCCAAATCAATGAATGCTTCAATACGTTCAACTGATGAAGCGCTTTTGTAGTCAGAGTTTCCACTTGGATATGGTTTGTACGAGGTATTCGTTCTTTTGTATACTTCGTTAAAATCCAATTCCAATTCTTTAATGAGTTTCTGTCCATCTTTTAAGATTCCTAGTTTATCTGTATCTAAATAAGGAGTAAAATACCCTACTTTCTCAGCTTCCCAATTACCTAATCTAAAGGCATTATCGTCAGCATCTCTAAACTCTTGTCTACAGTCAGGATAGATTGCATGATCACCAGCATGAATTCCTAATGCGATATCTGTATCGTTACCATTAGATGTAGCTGCTGATAATGCTACTGCTTGTACTAAAGAAGCAAATATCTTGTTCCTATTAGGTACTACTGTAGCTTTCATGTTATCTTCTTCATAATGACCTTCCGGTACATCTTCTCCTCCTTCAGTTAGTGCTGAATTTAGTAAGTTAACTAAACCGTCTAGTTTAATAACTTGATAGTTAATCTTGCAACCTCCGAAACATTCGTTATCAGAAGGGCAAGTCTCATTAATATAATTTACTAATGATTGTGCTCTTTCTAGCTCAACTCTATGCTTCTGACCGTAATCAAAAGATATAGCAGTTACTTGATCGTACTCTTTTAAACATCTGAGTAATAATGTAGAGGAGTCCATCCCTCCGCTTAGACTTACAACAACATTTTTTGCCATCTTAATTATATTTAAAAATTGCCAGGTATTAAAAACGTATAGGCGAACGTTATTCTAATATAGAAGATAAGGAATTTCCTATTGTCTTCCAACGGTCTGCATATTCTTTTAATGAATATACTTTTTTATTAGGGTCTCCATTAAGTAATTCTCTTGCAACTGTTTTCAGTGCTGCTCCAAAATTACCTGGGTAAGAGACTGTCTTAATGTAAGGAGTATCGTTGTCTCCTTTAATAACTCTTTCATAAACTGTAAATCCACCACTAGCAGATTTAGAGATGAAAAATGGTTCCATAACAGGATCTTTTACGATCGTATCTGTAGAGGGTATTGAATCTGGTTTTCGTAACATATTAAAATAAAATTAATTCTTTAAGGTTTTGTGAAGTCTGAAGTCCTACATGTTTCGATGTATCTCCGTTTTCTTGAATAATGACTGTAGTAGGTACAGATCTAACTTGATACTCAGCTGCTAAGCCTTTTGTATCACTATCAATATCTACTTCAATGTATTCTACTCCGTCTGTGATTTCTTCTTTGACCTTGTTCCATACCGGAGCGTAAGATCTACATGGTCCGCACCATGAAGCACTAAACTTAATTGCTTTTTTTGCCATATCTATTTTTCTTTTTGTAATGATCTGCTTTAGAAAATTTAGAAGTACGTTTACCTTCTTGTACAGGAGCACCTTTCTTAAAGGTTACTAACCATTCTTTTAATTGTGTAATTCTTTGCTTTGCGCTGTTTTTTGACATATAACTATTTGTTTTATTATAAGATACGAAAATCCTTTCGTAAAACCAACTTTAGTAGTAATTATCTCCCAGTTGAGTCTGTACATACCAAGTGGTGGTATCATCAAAATCATTGATAGAAATAGTAACAGGATTATTATTAGATAAAGCAGATCCTGTAAAAGCGGCATTTGAGTACCAAGCGGAGAATTCGTAAGGATAATTCACAGTTGCCGTAAGGGTCAGTGTCGGATGAAGAGCAAAGTTCTGTCTGTTAGTAGTAGGTATTGCAGAAGTTCTTTCAATTGTTCCTAACACATTAACGGTACTATAATCTCCAGGATATACATCGTAGAATCGTACATTACTAGTAGCTTCCCCTAGAGATCCTGAACCTATATTTGTACATAAGGTAAGGTTTTTGATAAAAAACTGATTAATATCATCTTCTACTTGAAATTGTAGTCCCTTAAATAAATCTACTCCAGTAAATATACCACTTGATGAAACACTACTAGTAAGTAAGTTACTAGCGGTAATAGCAGTGTGGTATATTTCTAATTCATGCATATCTGCAGAATTGACCGTATTTTGAAGTTTAACTGTTTTCATTACTTATAAATAGTTAGCCATCACAACTTAAGCAATCTAAAGATGTTCTAGAACCTATATCTCCATTAATCACAGAATCTGTTCTTAAATAATATAGTGTTTTTACTCCAAATCTCCATGCTGCTTGATGGACTTCATTAATAAATTTAGGTGAATCTGTAGGATCAAAAGCTAAATTTAGTGATTGTGTTTGATCAATATATTTCTGTCTAGCACCTGCTTGTTCAACCAAAGCTAATTGGTTAATTTCTGCAAATGTTAAAAATATTGGTTTATCGTCCGCTGGCATAACATCTTCAGGTAGATTAGCGATGCTTCCTCTATCTTTCATGATCTGATCCCATACTTCTTCAGTATTAGCTCCTTTATCTGCAAGGTACGTTTCTAAAGCAGGGTTTTTTCTGATAAATGTGCCTTTAGCAGAGTTAAATGTATATACGTTAGCTGGTACAGGTTCAATGCCGGCAGATACTCCTCCAGCTATTGTACTATTTGATACTGTTGGAGCAATAGCCATTACGTGAGTGTTTCTCATTCCTGTTCCTTTACACCAAACTGGTTCTCCATACTCTATAGCTAATTGTCTTGAAGCTGCTTCAGCTTTAGTTCTAATATCCGAAAATATTTGGTGAGTAAGTGATGTTGCTGCAATAGAAGTGAATGGAATCTTTTCGTTTTGTAGTAGTGTATGCCATCCTAAAACTCCTAATCCAATTGCTCTACCTTTTTTAGCAGATCTATGAGCTCTAATTAAAGAATCTCTACCAGAAGTTTTAGCTAAGAACTCTTCTAATACTCCGTCTAGAAAATAAATTGAAGTTTCAATTAAATCGCTATTTTTCCATTCGTGCCATTTACTTAAATTAACAGAAGAAAGACAGCAAATAAAACTATGTTCTTCGTCTGTATGTAAAGTAATCTCAGAACAGATATTAGTCATACTAACATCCAGGTTGTTCTTTTTATATGCAGGTGGATTAGCATTATTAACTGTATCCTTATACATGATATAAGGCTCTCCAGTCTCCACTCTAGACTTTAGTATTTTAACCCATAATCCCATTGCATCAGCGTCTCTATGCTCTAGTTTTTGCATAAAGTTATCATCCACTACAACGCATTGGTGTAGGTTTAGACACTGTCTATTTGGGTCTCCTTTAGGTCTACGTATCTCCAGGTATTCTTCTATATCTGGGTGATTAATATCGAGATTAACAGAGGCTGCTCCTCTTCTTACTGCTCCTTGATTAGTAGCAATAATAGTTGAGTCATAAATCTTAGCCCATGGCACAACTCCTTCAGAGCTTCCCATAGAACCGTCTCCTATTTTCTCTTCTCTTCCTCTTATCTTAGAAAGCCCGATTCCTACTCCTCCACCTAAAGAGGTCAATCTCATGAGTTCAGCATTGGTTAACCCAATTCCTCGTATACTGTCGGGGGTATCGATTCCGAAACATGAGATTGGTAATCCTCTGTCAGTTCCTGTGTTTGAAAGTACAGGAGAGGCTAAGTTCAACCATCCTTTCCAAATGTACCTAAAGAATTTATTCTCTAGATCCGGACGGTCTAATCTTTTAGCTATTGTAGAAGCGACTCTTCTATATGCTTTTTTTGGTGTTTCACCCGGGAGCATATATCCTTTTGAGATAGTTGCAAGTGAAACATCATTCATCCATTCTGGGTAATCTTTTCCAGCTTCCCAATTGCTGGTATCTACTATTATGCTCATAACTTATATATTAAAATGCTGCTGACCAGTCTAAATGTCCTTTACTATAATTTGTAACTCTACTTGCAAAGAAATCTGTTTGTTGTTTACCTGCAATAACTGCGTCAAACCATTTCATAGTCTTCAATGCTCCTTTATCTATATCTTCTGATGCTACTATAGGTGAAAGACCTAAATCTGCCATCTTAGTATTTACTCTATGCTTAATAAAGTTTTTTAATTCGTTTTTAGTTAGGTTCTCTAAATCACCCATTTCGAATATCTTATCAATAAAATCAAACTCTAATTGTAAAGCATTTTTTGCTGCTTCTTCAATATCCTGTATTAAAGCATCAGTTTTAAACTCAGGATGTTCCTTCATTAATGTCCTGAATAACCAACATCCTGCTTCAGAGTGTAGAGACTCATCTCGTACAGACCATTCAACGATCTGCCCTACTCCTTTAAGTTTGTTTCTCATCTTAAACGACAAAAGAACTGCGAAGGAACTAAATAAGTTAACACCTTCCGTAAACGCGGAAAAAATTGCAAGAGACTTAGCTCTATCGTGCCAATTAGGTTCTCCATTATGACCATCTCTGACATTCATAAGGTTTTCAATCTTAGCCATTGTAGCTTCATCCTCCATAAACTCAGCAAAGTTATCTAAACCTAGTTGTTCATTTAATAGTGAGTAAGCTTCTGCATGGATAGTTTCACTAGACCCAAGAGTCGTTCCCATCATGATAATCTCCGGTTTTCTAAACCATTTAGTGACTAGTGTTGACCAATAGTCATTAACAACAGTCTCAGTTTGTGCAAATCCTTTAAGTATCCCACCTACAACATTTTTTTCATGTGCTTTTAGGTTAGATTTCCAGTCAGTAACATCTTGCGACATTGGTACTTCCGTATGAAGCCAGTGTGCTTGTTGTTGCTTTAACCAGTAATCGTATGCTTTAGGGTATTCAAAAGGCTTGTACACAACTCTTTCTTCTAGTAAACTCATATATCTTTATATATTATTGGTATTGTTAGACAAAAACACCCGGCGGACTATGTCTTTCGGGCATGGTAATAAATAGAATATATATTTACTATTCATCACCAAATTAGTTAAATTTTATCAAAAATTTTATTTACAGTAGCTCTATCAACTGTGAAGTTACTATCTCCTCCTGGCTCAATTAAATCTGAAGGATCTACTTTACCTTCAAACTCTATATGACCATTATTCGTATCCATTTTAACATTATAGGTCATTCCGTCTTGACCGTATCTGTTTTTCATAACATGGACTCTCCCGGTACCGAGTACCTTATCTTCTTTTTGCCTAGATAAAGATAAACAAATATCTGCTACCATCATCTTATCATACGAACCAGCTGCTTTATCACCTTCGATTACTGAATCTTTAGCTCCCATTCTGTTTACCTGTGAAGGTGTAATGATTGGTATCTTTAATTCTTTAGCTAATCCTTTAGTAGCAATAAATACGTCGTCTATTTCATCTTTACGTTCAGCAAACTTAGAACCTCTAGAAGGTGCTCTTAAGTAATCAACATAATCAATTATGACTAGGTCTGGTTTATGATCCATATCAGCACACTTCTGTATATGTGATCTTATACTACCTACTGAAGCTGATTTCGGTGCATACTCTTTAACAATTAACGCTCCTTTAAGGCCGTCAACGTGTGTCTGAACTTCTTTACGGTGGTTATTAACTTCATCAATAGAGTGCCCTGTAAAATAACAGTCAAATCTCTTACCGACGTAATCTTCTCCGAGTTCCAAAGTATAATAGTTGACTTTATAGCCCATCTTAACAGCATGAGCAGCCATAGCAACACAAGTCCAAGACTTACCACCTCCCGGATTACCAAATATAATAGCCAAGTCACCAGGTCCAAATCCTCCCTGTAGTCCATCATTAAGGATAGGCCAAGGACTAGGAATAGTAGGACGATAGTCAGTTCTGTAACGAGTTTCAACGTCTTTATTGTATTCATGTCCGATATTTTTATCCATACCAGCTTTCATAGCTTTCTCAATCATGTTTCTGATACCATCAAAATCATGTTCTTTAAGCAAGTCGGCTGAGTTAAGTATTGCAGATTTCATTTCTTGATTCTTACAGAACGTTTGAAACTCTTCTTGTACATACTCTAAATCATCTTGAGAAGCCTCGTATGAGTTTCTTAATTCTTCTTTAAGAGCTACTTGAAGTACTTCGTTTTCTAATTTCTGAAGTTCTACTTTAAGTACATCCATTGTAATGTTAGTATGATACTTATCGAAATATTTAACAATTTCGTTAATTATCCATTTATGGGAATCTGCATCAAAATAAAAATCGTGAAGTACGTCTCTAACGTTAAGTAGAAAACTTTTGTCTGTAAGTAATGATCCAAGTACTTTTAATTGGAACCCCTTCCCGTATTGTTGTAAGCTCTTTAATGTCATCTATAACCTTGTTTGTTTAATTAATATATGATTTATTTGTTTAATAACCAACTACTAGATTGAATTTTATCACCTAATCCGTCAATTAATTCTATACCGTACTGTTCACAGATTTTTCTTTCTGGAATAGTACTATTATTTTGATCTCCTCCGTTTGCAAATGCTAGTTTATACGTTTCGTGAAACTTGCTGAACATAAGTTTTAAGGTATCGTTTTGAGTACTGTCTTCGTCTACTGAAATCCAAGCCATATCTACTACTGTAAGAGCTCTTATGATCTGTACTCTTTCTGCTTCATCCATAAAAAACGATGAACCTTTTATTTCCCTCTGTTTATCATTATTAACGATAACTATTAAAGCGTCACCAGCTTCTTTAGCTTTATCAAATAACTCTAAGTGTCCTTTATGTAAGGGATTGAAATATCCGCTGACTATTATTGCTTTCTTCATGACCTAACTGTTAACCCTCTAAAATTCTCTAACCAACCTTCTGTATTTTTAGTAATACCTTCAATTTTATCCTTTTCTAATAGTCTAAGAAATGCTCCAGTCTGCAAGTCAGGTACAGGGCTCTTAATAGTATCTACTACGAATGATTTTTCTTTCTCGTCTAAGTCAGATACATTTAGATCCATTAGTTTATAGTTTGTTTCGACTCTATCCCACTCAGTGATGATTTTAGGAAATATCTTTTTAAACTTTTTCTCTTCTAATTTAGCAGCGCATACATTATATACGTACTCCAAAGTAGTTCCGGGCTTATTTACCAGGTCTGGAAATTCAGATATAATAGTTTTTATACCTAATCCTTTAACTCCTGCTAAATTATCTGAATTGTCTCCTAGTAATGCTTTAACTACGTTGTAATTCTCTGGTAATACCTTAAGTTCATCGAATATATTACTCTCTGTAAAGGTTTTCTTTTTAACCGGTGCATACACTTCGATTGTATCGTCTACTAGTTGTAAGAAGTCTTTATCAGAAGAAATAATAGTACATTTCTTAACATCACTCATAGATGCTCTCTTTGCAATGTATGCTATAATATCATCCGCTTCTAACTTCTCCATCTGCAATTGCTGTACTGGTAAGCATTCTAGATAATCTTGAGTCCTATAAAGTTGCCCTATTAAAGCTTCCATTTCTTCAGCCTTACTATCGTAAAGTCCCCAGTGAGTAATTCTAGATGTTGCCCTCTGAGCTTTATAATTAGGATCTATATTTTTTCTATTAGCTGAACCTCCTTTACCGTCCCATACTATCATAACTCTAGTAGGATCGAATATCCTAGTTACGTAGCCTAAAGAACGAAGAAACCCTACCAAGCCACCTACATGGTGACCTGATGGGTTCATCGCTTTGAGCAATGAGAAACTACGAATAAGCATATTCATAGCATCTATGACCAGGATATGGTCATTCAACGCTCGGGGTGGGGTCTCTTTTAAATTGTTGAGTATGTTTTCGTATGCCATTAATCGAGTAAGTTAGGAGAGATTGGTGTTTCTTCTAAATCTCCTTCCTCGATCAGGTCAAAGTCTACGGAACCGACTAGTTTTAACCAGTGTTCTTTATGAGCATCTCTATACTTATCAATAGCTTTTTTATCGTCTTCGATAAATCCATGCGATGTCATTACAACTCTACCTCTAGACTGCACTCCTCCAATATGGTTCTTCTCTATCTGAATATTAGTTCTTTTAGCGAATTCTACTTGAAGTCCGTTCTTTACAGCTTTAATCTTAGAAGTACCCGGGTTAGTAATATTACCAAAAGTAACAACTAATGTAGCATCATACCACATTGACATTCCTCCTTTATTCTGTAATTTAGGTTGACCCATAGGGTGTTCTGGTTTCATAGTCCATACCTTATTAATAGCAACTAACGTGTTAGTATAAGGTGAGTTCTCTTTTCTAGATAATAGTATCTTTTGATTAAGATTATTACCAAATTGAGTAGACATAGCCCCTGCATTCCATTCGTTATTATTCTTATTAGAACGAACTGATAAATCACAAGGTATAGAGCCGATAGAATCCCAGAAGAAGCACATATCATAAGGTAGGTTACCTTTCGCTTGTTCGTCCATTAGGTCAGCCATATAAACTGCTACTTCTTCAATAGTATTTAATGAACCTCTGTCAGCATATAAAAAGTGACCTTCATAATCTACTACTGTACCATTAGCGTCTTTGATTTCTTCAATCTGTAATCCCATCTCTTTAGCGTGATCCCATGACCATTTCATCTCTGATATAATAAACACAGGCAGTATGCCCTTTTTCTGGGCATTAACTGCAGCTTCTAATAGGGCAGTTGTTTTGCCCGTATCACTGTGTCCTCTTAGTAGAGTTATATGTCCGGTTGGAATACCGGGTAGAGATGTTATGTCTTGGAACGCTTTCGACAGTGGAATCCATCCCTGTTCCTTGAATTTAACAGAAGCATTTGAGAATCCTTTCTTTTTCTTAAAGTTTCCTAAGTTAAACCCTTTCTTGACTGCCGCAGATGCGGCTTCTTGTACTGCTTTTTTCTTTGCCATAAATATTACTCGTTAAATAGGTCGTCAAATTTACTAACTGTATCTTTATTGCCAGCAGTAGCTGTTTCTAAAGTAAAGTCAGTCTTTTGAGGACTAGAGCTTTCTGGCGGTGTTTCAGATCCTGCAGCTGGAGCATTCTCCTCTACTGAACCTGGGTTTAAGTAGTTTTGTAGTTGTTTCTTAATAAAGTCGTAATCATACTGAGTATGTACTTCGACCGGATTAGGTTGTTCTTTCAACCACGTATCTACTTGTACATTATCATTAGATAACGGTGTTTGTTTAGGTTTAATTCTTACTGAAGTAGTAGGGTAAGGATTTCCAGGTTGTTGTTCAACTACCATATCCCATCCGTTAATAACGTCTGTAAAATCTCCTACGTCTTCATCTTCGGCTAAAGCAAGTAACGCTTTATAGATAGTAACTCCGAAGCCCCATAGTCTAACTCCTTTGTCTTCTTCTCCTCTTACAATTACAGGAGCGAATACTCTAGTCTTAGGGTTAATTTTACCAGATAATGACCAATTGTCTTTATCATTTGTTTTTCTAAGTTCTTTTACGAACTCTTCAATTGGATCTTGTTTACCGAAGTTAGATAAAGCTACCATTGGATACTTACCAATACCATAGTGGAATTTTAATTCCTTAAATGGAAAAGTAGGATCGAAATGAGACGGTACAATACGTACAGTCTGTTTACCTTGTTCAGGTTTCCAAAAGATTTTTGAATAGTCAGTTTTTTCTCTTTCCTGACCGTTGTTGTTTAAGGCAGATAGTTTAGCCTTGATTGCATTGATGTCCATATAACTAATTTATTAAATTTATAACTCTATATATACCAATATAAGAACTTATTTTTAGTTCTCCAACTCTATTATACGAAAAAGTTTGGTATTTACTCTTTTTAATTCTGGACCTTTGGTTAACAGTATGCAATTTCTGTAATCCGTCCAGTTAACTCTAAAACTTTTATCTAATACTCCGTCATTTAACTCCTTAACTAGAGTATTCAGTGCATTGATTGTGTAAAGTGTGTTTGATTCTTTCTTTCTATGTACTAGTATTGTATTCTCTAGAAATGTAGACACATTGCCGTAGTCGACGTTATAGGTACATATGTACTCATCCTGGCTTTTTGAATATAGGACAAAGATCTTGTTATAGATGATTTTATACCTTTCCTGTATTTCTTTTAATGTGCTCTCTAATTCTCCTTCTGTAGAAAAAGTACAAAATAATTTGTTGCTCATATCTTCGTTTAAACTAATTTCGTCAATATCGTAGTCGAATTGACGCTCCTCTGTAACATTTGTCATTTTATATAAATATAAGTTAGTATCATAAAACCAGATTCTTTGAGAACTTGAATTTTACTGGGTATTTCCCGTTTTCAGATAGTATTTGTTCTAAGTCGTTTAATAGGTCCTTTCCGTCTTCCTTAGAAAAGTCGAAAAGAATTGAATCGTATGTATAAAGTACAGCTTTAGATTTTTTACCCTGTAGGTATTTAAAGACTGCTTTAAGTATATTAATATTTCTAGAAGTTTCTAATGATTGCATAACATAATTCATTAACTTCTGTGGGTTCATTCCCTTGAGCGAGCTTGTGAAAGGCTTTCCACTAATTGGTGCCAGGACTTCTCCGTCATCTTTGTATCGTTTCCATAACTCTTTGATATAATCATCAATTCTTGTAAAGATTTCAAGGAAAGCATACTTTTCTGGTATCTTTCCATAAATTGCGTGAAAGTTAATTTGTTTAGCTTGGTCATATTCTTCTTCTGTTATATGTTCTTTATTAAAGTATTGGGTAGCTAGTTGCTTATGAGCTGATGCTTCGGTAAGTTTATACCCAATTTGCTCACAAAGTAAGCGCAAATGATAACCGTCAAAATCAAACTCAACAAAGTAATCACCGGTCGGTCGAAAGGTCTTTCTATGCTCGGGAGTCTTAGGTATAGCAGCAAAATTAACAGAATTAAAAGCATTAGTAGGTCTAGAAGTAGCATTGTATAAATTGTATGAAGTTAGTACTGTGTTATTATCTGTGTTGTATAGTGGGTTTCTAGGGGTAAATATTTTATTAAACTCATCATAATATACTCCTAAACCTCCGTGCTCTAGTAAATAGAAAACATTAGTAGCAGTTTTATTATAAAAATCAAAGCCATTAGGTATTGCAATATTCAATACTGGTTTAATTTGCTTATATATATTTTCATTAGCTTCGTAAAGCTTAGAAATAGGAATTAACTTATTTACCTCTTTATGTTTCTGAAATTTATTATAAAAGTAGTTTAGTGAGCTATTCTCTTTAGTGTACTCTAACTTATCGTATTTTGTCATAGCATAAAGCAATGAAATATCTATAGCTTCCTGTAGATTAAAGTGATAGAGCAGCTCTTTCTTATTTAATGTATACAGTGTGTTTGCTTTCAGAAGAAGTTGGTAGACCCGTTCTTTATCTACGTTTAATCCTTCTGGGTGATCTATAGGAATGATGTATCCGTAATCGGATTTCAGTAATCTTATGTAGACTGCTATTGATGAAGTAAGCTTTGGATGGTATAAGTCATTAGTTGATACTACATTTACGTAGCAACCTAATCTAACTAGATTCTCTATTGACTGTAATTTACTCTCTTCTTCTACTATATAAAACACTTGTGTATAACCTTTAATTATACTTAAATATAAGCATTTAAAAGGTAAGAGACAACTTTTACTTAACGAATTTGCCTAAATCTTTGATATACTTATCTAAACCTTTAATAGTATTGGTAGCTGCTGCTACTGATTTAGCATTTCTATGTTTAGCACCAAGGTACATATACCCTCTATATTCTGTATTTTCTGAGGGACCTTCTAAGTACCATTCTAAAGATACTGTAATACTTCCTGGTATTTTTTTAAGTCTGTTAACTTCTTCTGAAGTGATTTCCATAATCCTTTCAGACCTTAAATCTTTAGCAAAATGTCGAGTAAAAAATTTATTCTTATAATCTGCTTCTTTAGGTTCAATAAATGCTTGTAACGGTCCTATATGTTTATTTTTATTCTCTTCTTTTTCTAAATGAACTTTTTTAAGAATTAACTCATACTTAGCCTCTTGAGGTGTTGCACCGTTGAAGTATTGATTCTTGTACGTAATTATATATTCCCCTCTATACGGCTTTAGAGTAGACTTGACCAAAAGTTCTTCATCTCCTCCTGTTGCTGTAAATGGTCCTTTATATTTTGATTTTGGTAAAAACATTATATTATCTGTACTTGTGCTTCTAAGCTAGTTATCCATGATCCTCCGTCTATAGAGTGGCTTATATTTGTTACCATAAAAACTACTTCTGCGTCTTTATATGAATCAGGTAAATTATCATATGGTAATTTAAAA